AATGCTGCAGCGCCGAGCAGATTAAAAACTTTTTGCATGATCAGATTGCAAAGAAAAAACCTCCCCTGCTGTGTGAGACCAGGGAAGGTTGCAGTTGCTCTTTTAAAGACTAGCTCAGAAACCCCATTTGACGCCAAGCTTGGTTCCAACAGAAGGATCATCTTCTGCAGTGATGAAGCTCAGCTCGCCATAAATACCGACGTTTTCGGCTACTTGAACGTTTCCGCCAACTTTGCCGGACAGTTCAAATTCACCGTCTTCGCCTTGGGGCGAAACATAGGCTGGGCCGCCTTGAGCGTAGTAGCTGTAAACGCCGTCAGCGCCTTCAAAACCAACGTGAAAATCAGTGGTCGCGCCCAAGTAGTCACCGCCCGAATAACCAGCGTTATTCTCGACGTTCACATAAGGGCCTGCCAAGGCAGCTGAACCAGCGAGAACACCAGAAACAGCTACTGCGAATGCTTTGATCATTAGAAGGGGTTGAGTTTTCTTGAGCCAGATTAGCTGGCGTGGTCAATGGACAGTTGACAATCTGATCCTTAATTCTCATCCGTTCCAGGGAACGTTGAGTAGTGCTTCTTATGCAATCCGGTAAAAAGACCACGCTTTGGGTGATCAGGCTTGTCGCGGCCTTCAAGCATAAATAGCATCTCAAGCCACGACACTCGATTCGCCATTGCCTCAGTGTCTTCTGCCCCTGGCTTGCAGGGGATCATTGGGTCGGGTTTTTGCATCAGGAAGGCTCAGTTGGCCATTCCATCGTATGGGGGAAACCCTCTGCTGCACTGATGTTTCGCAATGCTGTTCGGTAAGTTTTCCACGTTGTCTTTTTAGCCGTAGTCAACGGGCTATCAGTCAGAACGGTCCAGTCAGATGCAGCTAGCTTTAGGTTGCGCTGTTCGCGAACGCTTGCAGCGGCATTATCAGCGATGCTCTGCAACTCTGCAGCAGTGAAGTTAATGACGTTCCAAGTCTGCTTCCAAGTCCCATCAGCTAGCGCAGGCGCTCCTTCTTCAACTTTTTGCGTGCTGCTGTTAAAAGCAGGCTTATCGACATCGTTCACCGTAACGACGCCTAATGATGTGAGGTCTTCACCCTCTAACGACTTGGGAAAACTAACGTTCGGGAATTTTTGTCGTAGGTCACCCAAACCAACTGGGTACTTAGTGACAGCGTTGTCTTCGACAAGAGCTAGAGCCATGACTTAGGAGGTAAACGATTCGGTAAAACCAGCATAATTCTGGCCTACATTTGTGGAAGGGAATGATCGGCCTTCACCCCAAATAATTCGAACTGCGCCAGGACCTGGGGTACCAGCTCCATTTTGGCCCGCTCCTGCCCCACCGCCGTAGTCGCCACCATTACCGCCTGGCCCAGAATTGCCAGGACAGCTCCCGCCAGCACCACCGCCGCTACCACCTCCACCACCAGCAACACCGCTCCCGCCAGCACCACTAGAGCCTTCACCATATACACCAACCCCACCGCCACCACCGCCGGCCCAATAAGAAGGCCAGTTGTAAACTCCACCGCCTGCACCGCCGCCGCCTCCAGAACCAGCAGCCCCTGACTGATTTGTTTCTCCGTAAGCTTGTCCTCCATTTCCTGAATATCCTGCAGCACCCCCGCCACTTACATTTCCTGGCCCACCAGTCCCCCCTCCATCAGCACCATAAGAGCTAGTTCCACCACTTTGGCCCTCAGTTCGAAGGCCGGTGTTACTTATAAAATATGTTCTTTTATTAAAAGCACTCCATCCAATATAAACAGTATAGCCCGTACCGGGAGTAACAGCTATATCGTTTTTGTAAGAAAGTCCACCGCCTGCACCGCCACTAGGCTTCCCAGAACCAATACATACAACACAGACACTTGTAACTCCTGCCGGACAAGTCCACGTAAAGCTTTTATCAGCACTTGTTGATCCCTCAAAAAGATGTCCTCCTGGATCTGCCTCCCCAGCAGGGGCAGCTGCTCCAAGTGCGATTGCGAAAGTAATCGGATCCATGTTTCCTCAGTTGACGTAATCGACAAGAGCAGCGCCACGGTAACGTCCGCCGTTATTATCAGTTACAAATAGGAATAGGTGAGTTTTGCCCGCGGTCAAAGTTGGTGCGGTATCAGCAGGAAACTTGACCTCAGAAGGCCATGTCACCGTTCCAGACGTATGCGTCAGCTCAAGCACGAAACTGCCAACCGTGTTAACGGCCGGCGGATTGGCGAACGTAAACGTCGAGTTACCGTTGATGGTCTTGGTAAAATAGTTGCCGTCGTTTAGGTCAATCTCAAGAGCTGAAACTGCTTCAGCTTTCTGTTCATACGGACCATCAATAAAGATGCCGCCGTTATGCACGCTTTGGGGCGTGAAAGTCTGTGCAGCGGTAAACGTCTGAGCAGCATCAAGTTTTACCGGAGTGGCCCACGACGTGACACCACTGCCGTTTGTCTGCAGGACTTGGGCGCTGCTACCTGTGTCATTAGGTAACGTCAGCGTGTAAGACGCTGCTGCACTGTGCGGTGGTCCTTTAACAAGAATCCCGTGAGAGTTTTGCTCACAGTTCAGCTTGATTGAACCAGAGCCACGAGTTGCATTGCCCTTAAATACAACTTGACCGGAACCGTTTGGATCAAGGTCAATGTCACCGTTGCTGACGCTGACAATATCCTTGCCATTGACATCAAGATCACCACCAAGCTGTGGTGTGGTGTCCGCCACGATGTTGGCAATACCGGGAGCAGTACCGTTTGCTGCAGATGTAATACGACCCTGCGCGTCAACAGTGATGGTGGCGTTGCTGTAATTGCCAGTCGAAACACCGGTAAGTGACATCTTCGCTGAGCTGATCGCAGCGTTAGCAATAGTCAACGCACCAGTGCTTGCCAACGTTGCATCGCCAGACATCGCAACTGCTGTTGGAACGTTGCTGCCGTTGCCAACAATCAGCTGGGCAGAAGTCAGGTTCGCCAACTTGGTCAGTGCAATGCTGCCAGCCAACATTGTGTTGGTGACTGTTCCCGTATCGCCATTCGTGATAATCGTTCCACTGATATTTGGGAACGTGATTGTGCGATCAGCATCTGGATTGTCAAAAACGAAGCGAGTCTCGTGCTCATCAGCAGAGCTGCCCTCGAACGTCAGCGTTGAGTTTTCCCCCAGAACAACGTCACCCGCAAAAGTTGCTATCCCAGTGAAGTTCGGGTTACTTGCCCCAAGCTTTTCAGTGTCAAGCTCTTGAATTGCAGCTTGCACGTTGCTTGCCGCGACACTGCCTGCCGGACTAAACGAAACGTTGACTGCAGAAGTCGCAGCAAGAGCAGCTGAAAGGTCAAGAACTTCCCAGCTGCCGTCTTGCCCCGTAGACAGCAGAAAGTCAGGCGGTGCCAAAGCAACAGCTGGTACGTTGCCTGATCCAGTGCCCGACTGGCTAACAGTTACATAGTGATTTGCGTTATTTGCAGCAGGGGCAGGCAATACCTGACCAACTACTAGGCCAGCAGCACTGCCCTTGGCAGTTACTGAAGCAACAAAGTTTGTGCTTGCGTTATACGTTCCAGCGAAAACAATCTCACCGCTAACGATGTCGATTGATTTAAAGCTGTTTCCAGTCCAAAGGTACAAATCATCGTGATACTCGTCATACAGGAATTGGCCTGTGTAATCCGCAGTTCCAAAGCTGACAACACCTTGCGTGTCTGGAGCGCCTGCAAAACGCACTGTTGATGCGTCCGCAAGTTTTCCGCCCGTTACCGCATCGTTAGCGATGATCGATGTACTAATCGTTCCGGAAGTCAGCTTGGCTGCGCTGATGTTTGGGATGTCAGAAGCAGCAAGCGTTGTTCCAGCGGTGATATGACCACGAGAATCAACAGTTACTTTGGTGTAATCACCAGCACTGATCCCAGACGTGTCATGGGTTAGCGCACCACCGCCGCTAACTGATAACGCACCGGATGGTACAGATACACCACCTTTGGCACTTGTTGTACTGGTAGGTAAATCGGTTCCGGCTAACGCAACTGTTGCCGTGATATGACCTTGAGCGTTAAACGTAATCCCGCTAGTTGTTCCAGCTGTAACTGAATCCGTATGGTTCAGCTGCCCTGCACCCGTAACAGTCAGACCACTACCGATAAAAACGCCACCAACAGCAGAGCTGGTCGCTTTTGGTATATCACTTGCAGGAATGCTGCCAATAGCGGTGATGTGACCAGAAGCATTAACTGTCAGACCATTCTTTGTTTGAGCCGTAACGCTTGATTGGTGCGATACAACGCCACTGCCATCAACGCTTAAACCAGACGCAGTTGGCACACTGACTGCACCGCGCACAGAAGCGGTAGCAGCATCAACTGAAAACGTTCCAGAGGTAGCTGTAAGGCCAGTGCCTGCCGCCGCACCACCAAGTGCAGACGCTGTTGCTACAGGAAGGTCAGTAGCGGCAATAACCCGTGAGCTATACGCACCACCTGCTCCAGTTGGACCAGCAATAAACTCTTTAGCCCCTGAGCTAGACCCCAGAGAACTAGGCGTAATTGCAGCTAACTTTGCTGCCGGAATACTGGCGTCATCAATTAGGTCAACGCCTTGCTCTACCAGGCTTTTTACACTGACCTTTTTAGTCTGACTCGCACTAATGTCGGCAATGGGCAGAACATCATTCGAGGCAACATCAGCTTCATTAAGCTCAGTGAGGGCTGTAATCTTCTGATCTGCCATTGCCCAAACCCCCTGCGGGTCTAATCGTACTCAAGCTCTAGCTTACCGCTCCCAGGCTGCTCAAGCAGCAAGCGATCGGTATCTTCTTTCAGAATGAAGCCAAGAGCGCCTTTGCCAAACTTCATTGAAATCTCACCAGTGGTCACAAAATTAAAATTTGAAATCGTCAACTGACCTGTGCCTAAACCAATTGCGGCACTAGTCACAATGGCTTTAAATTCAAAATACAGCTGGTCAGTTAATGCAGCGGTGTTTGCGCCTGTCTGAACAATAAAAAGCTCTGCTTCAAACTCAGCTCCAAGTTTTTGACGCAAAATTAACTCGTGTAGGTATGAGGGAACGTCAACATCACCGCTAACTCCCGCTCCAGCAACATCAGGGTCATATTGAAACTTGCACTCAATACTGCCGTTACCACTAATTAGGCTGCTTTCGTTTTTACGAAACTCATCGCTAAGCGCCGTAACGTCTACAACTTCACGGTCGTTGTTTAGCTCAAACGAGCGCACCAAGCCCAAAATGTTGTACTCAGCTTGGATGCTTTTTACTTGAATTTCTCTGGCAGCCGCTGGGTTGGCTAAGCTGACCTTTCCCGTGCTTCCACCATCTAAAGCATTAGAAAACGTGTCATAAAGGCAGATGCCGCCAAGTTCGTCGATATTAATGAACCAAGCACCATCAGACTGTTGGCTTCCACCTTCCCAGCCAGATGCAGAAATAAAATCTAAATTTGCACCCTCTGTGCTTTCAATTTGCAAACGATCGCCAGTTAGCAAAACCCCGTGAGGAAAGCCGGGAAGGTCATCGTCATTAGCAAAGCTAAATCGTTTTTTAGAAACATCTACGTCAGATCCTTTGACTGTGCGGGTCAAAGTTCTGCTTGTCTCACTGCGACGTAACTTGACGACGCCTGAGTTACCTAAAAAGACGGTCATAGTGACTTACTGACGAAATCACCACTCATGGTGTAACTCACATTGACACGCATAATTTCGCCAACAACACACGACAGCTCAGCACTCGTCAACACCGCATCAAACTCTAAAAATTTTGTATCAAACTTTAATTTCAAACTTGCAAGAGGACTGGTGTTGCCGTCTTGGTTGACCTGATTCAACAGCTTGACTGGTGCGTCGTCGTAATACAGAACCGTCAACGCTCCAGAAGCAGTGCGAATGCCGGTCGTAAATTCTCGAACGTCCTGGTCTAACGTCGTTACCTCAAGCGCGTCTGTGTTTGCCGTCAACGACCACTGCACAACCTTGGCGACAGGGGCACCCCCTAGCTCAACACTGCCATCTTGACCCGCGTAATACTTAGCCATGGTCAGGCACCCTCTAGCTCGCCAATGAACTCACACGTCACTGTACTCAGTCCTGGCTTAACGCTTGCGACTGATGGCGGTGATGCATATTTCCACTTCAATGCACTGTTTGTTTCGCGGATAAAAGGGATTAGACCCTCTTCCTCACCAGCAACCACATTGCCCGCTCCAGCCGCTACGTTGCTGACCGTGAACTCGGCATAGTTATCGCCGCTCATCACCTCCACATAGTTCTGCAAAATTAGCGATGCGTTGTAGTCGGTGATGTTTGCAAACGTCAGACTCAGACGGCTGCCTGTTCGTTGGTTGCCATAACGCACCCGTACCACTGCACCATTTTGAGCCTGGAACTGCGTCTCAGGAAACACACCAGGCTCGTATGAACGGCTACTGGGGACTAAAGCTGGAAAATTTTTTGCGGTCATTAGTCCTCAGAGATCTCGAACTGTTCCAGTTCTTCCCCGTCAACTGTAAATGCTCTGTCCACAAGTGTAGCCAACGTTCCATCAATGGTTAGTTCTTGGTGCGTTCCAACAATGTCCACGTAACCCTCATCATCAATCGTCAAGCTATCTACGCGATATACACGCGCTTGTCGGTTTGTCTGAACGGTTGTGAAGATTGAGCTAAAGAATGACGAATCACCTGTCTTGCCGCCAGACACGCTCATCGTTCCTTCTTGCATTCCAGTGTTTTCTTGGTCTTCTGCTCCCGGCGTCCAAAAGAAAACGTCATGTGGTCCGTCGTTTAGCGTTGTTGTTGACGTGATCCCGCCAAAAGCATCAACGCTTCCGTTGTTGAACCGGCTCGTATGAGTTCGATCTGAGACAACCTTGATGTAATCACCCGCCTGCAACGCTAAAGCTGAGCTAGGTGTAGTTTTGAAACTGATGGTGTGATCTGTATGAGCCCGAACGCGCAGTTTGTACTTAGCAATAGCTTGTGCATGACTTCTGTTCGTGCAGAAAGAAGTTAGATCTAAAAACTCCTCGGGATCAGTTTTCGAACCTTTGATTAATTTAAATCCGTCATTTCGTGTGGCATCCAGTGATTTATAGGGGGCTTCATCTGCAAACCTAATGCGAATAGTTTTTTGCTCCGAAAATCCATTATCTACCTCTTCGCGATAAGCAACAGCTGCCTTAAATAACTGCCGCTCTTGGACAGGTACAAAAGTGATCTGCATGTCTTTCATGTTGCCATCAGTAAACAGTGCCTTGATCTCGTTGTTTATATTTCTATTTCTGTCGATAAGGTGTGTTGCTTCACTGTAAGGCACTGAAGGTTTTAAAGCAAACCTGCCGCCAATGATTGTAAAATCAAGCAGATTAAACGCTGCATTAGTTGCAATAAACTCTCGTAAACCTTGGCGGTCTTCAATTACTCCATCAAACGTAAATCCATTGGCACGGCAGAACTGAGCTGCAGTTGTCATCGCAGCACGGTCAACAGTTGCGCTGGGTATTCGCTTGCCCGCTCCAATGCGTGCATCAGTTAGCAGGTTGTACGCAATCTCTGCAAAATTATTGGTTGAGGCTCTTAACGTTCCAACATCAACTGCTTCGCCACTGTCATCGATTAGGCGATCAACTTTTATGCCTTGCTGAATATAAGCACTTAATTGGCCCATTGATGTCCAATCTTTGCCTGCTAAAACGCGAAGTCCTAGCAAGGACAAATCGTTGTACTGAGCTGCGTTGTCAGGTTTAATTTGCTCGTTAATAAACGCGATTTCGTGCTCTGGACCGTCTTGATGACTGGTTTGCTCAGCCTGATATTTGGGATAATCAGCAACCACATCAAAAATATTTAACGCCTCTTTGCCAGGTTCTGTTCGAGTTATTTCTGATGTTTTTTTGATATACAAAGTAACGCCTGTGGTCGTATTATTGCTGTTGGGAAAAGTAACCGATACAGCTTCCCCGTCTACATATCCAGAGCCGCCATTGCTTACGAGCCACTGCCACTGGCCAACAGCAAAGCTAGATGCATCAACCTTGAGTCCCGTACCAGAGCCCCCGACTACGTCGTAAATGTCTGGAGCAACATCAAAATCTGGAGATTCTTCGTTCCTTTGATACTTTTCAATTCTGTAAAGCTTTCTGTCGATTAAATCACCGACATAAGAGCCTTTTTCTATCTGGCCAAAGTACCCATACACCTCACGTACATAGCGAATCCGATAAATTCGATATACATTTAGATCCAGCGCCGTATCAAAATAAGCCAGATTTCCAGCTCGATAGCTTACTGGATTGGATTCGCTAACTACTTTGTTAATTTCATCAGCTACGCTCACTCCGTTCCACACCGCTACATACGCGCCTGCCTTGTCAATGAACACATAGTAAGCGGCATTGTCGAAATTTTGATTGTGCGCTACAAACAGCTCGCCGTTTAAATTAGGGTTGTCTTCAACAACTCGTTCTTCAGTCGCAGCAGTAACGACTTCTCGGACTGCTTCACTAGCACTCCCAACTGATCGGTATAGCTTTGTTGTATCTCTCTCGTTGGGTTGCTCTAACTGATCTGTGACATTTACACCTCCCCAAATAGCAAGGCTTACGCGGCTGCCGTCAAACTGAACGTAGTTGTGAGTTGGATCCCCCTGATAGTTAAATTGAACTTCCTGACGCACCCACTCTTGCTTGCCAGAAACAGTACCGCTAAGCGCACCAATTCTATAAATATCACCAAGCTCAACAAGGCCGCCATCCCAACGAACATAAGCTAAATCATTATCGTTGGGGTCTGGAACGTTGATTAAAACGCCATACTGAAGATCTCTAGTTTCGTCGTCGTATTGCAGCTCTGAAGCAATAAGTTCATGGGTAATGCTAAGAGGTATGGGGCCATTGGCTGTTTCCGTAAACGCCTCAACAATGCCGCTAGTGATAACTTCTACCGGTTCAATGTCGCTAAACTTAAATTCATTATTTGACGCCTTTTCTACAGTAATTGTTTCCAATTTTCCAGTGTAAGAGATACTAAATTGACCCAGCGATATATTATTAGTCGTTACTGTCTGAAGTTCGCCTTCGCCCAGCAGCTCCAAATGTTTTCCTTTTTCAATAAAGTCTTTAACGACTATCGAACCTGGAACAGGCTTGATTCTGAACTCATACTGTCTGCGCTCCGGATGCGTAATTCGTATTGTGTTGTACTGAGGCTGCGGGGTGTTGCCTTTAACTGCAAAAACTTGTCCACTAGAGATATCAACAAACTCGCTGTCATTCGCACTGTTTACTGGGCGACATTCAATTTTAAAAAAGCTATAGCGTGTTTGAAATGTTGTGACCCGCCCCAGTGAAAATGGTTGCCTGTCATCTTCAAACTTTGCAAGCGTTTGAGCATCCGGTTGGGACTGAACATTTGCAAAACTATTGATTTTTTTAAAGACTACGCTCTTAAGACCTATCTCTGTTTGATCGCACGCTCTGTTGTTGACAATCGTGGCAATATCAACTTTCTGCAAGTGATGGCCATAAGGAGGATTGCCTTTTGCATTGTTGCCAAAAAAGTCAGCAAAACGGTCAAAAGTTGTTTTGCTGGGTCCGTAATTGCCATTGACTAGCGTAGCCTCCCCACGCTCTTTACATACAAACTGATACGTCTTGCCTATAGTCTCTCCCGGCTCTAAAGGTCTGTTATGGCTTTTATTTACGCATTGAACCAGTGCCGTTCCAAATAAATACAAGTCTCCTACGTTAATGTTCGTATCTGCATCAACCATGCGTTGGTCAATGGCCGTGTTGATATCAGAAACTCCATGGGGCGGGAAGTTACCTTCGTCTTCTCGGCCAGCTGCGCTTCTAAAAATAACGCTTTGGCCTTTTTCAATGTCTACATAAAAAGCATTTGGATCAAGGCTGCTAATTTGAGTAGCAACAGTGTTGTCTGCGTTGACAAGAGCTTCTGCGTATTGCCGTCCAGCATATGCAAGGTTTAGCTTTAATTCCTTAATACCTGGAGGCCCTTCAGCCAAAACTTCTTGTCCAGCTAAAAAGTCTTCGATCAAAATCTGCAAAGGTTTATGACGATCAAATATTTGAACTAACTCATAATCTAAATAAAACGCTGCTCCGTTTGGAATTGGCGTGTGACAGCCAAAAGAACGTTGAGAATTTGGCGTTCTAGCGCCGCAGATCAACGGTTCATAGTCTTCAGTTCCCCGGTAAAACGCTTTGAAAACATCATTACCCTTGGCGGTACCACCAATAACCTCCGCCGCATCTAGCGAGCCGGCAGACGGAATGTTGTTGCTTACTTCGGTAACTCGACCACCAGTCTCAAAGTTGTCTCGGAAATAAGCCGCATACCTAGCATCGTGATAATTACGCAAAAGCTGGTCGCCAACCGCAAGACCCCGAGCTTCAGGTGTCGCACCAAGTTCAGCCAATCCAAGCGTTGTCAACATCTTTAGCTCTTGGTGTGAGCCCTTGCTCAACAGCTGAGACCAAAGAAGCATTCCTTTGGCACGGATACCGCCAACAACCTTTTGAGAACTTGCAGAATCCTCTGGATTAACGGTGGAATCAATGTCATAAGGCAGCGTGCCTCGCTTGGCAAAAATCAGCGGAATAATGCTGCCGAGAGTTGCTAAATCTTGAAGACTGTCAAAACCAAACAGTTCAGCAAATTTTGACTGACCACGACTATCTGCTGTCCTAATCGCACCAAGAGAATCCTGAGCGCCCGGTGGTTTTGGCGTTAGCAGGATTGAAGCTGCTGTTAAAACCAGGCTGATTGCAAGGTTGATCAGAATTGACTCGCCAACTCCTCCAGCCGTGATTTCAGGTACAAGCGCATACTCCTCCCCACGCTCTTTAGCCTTGCAATCCGCTAACCGGCAAAATTCCCAATACTCCTCAATCGTTAGTCCTAACGCATCAATAATCTGTTGCTCTACCGGCAGTAAAGAGCGACGGGAATAAGAACGCTGCAGGGGATCCATGTCACTTGACGGTCTCTGAATTGCAGCCATCCGCCTTCGTAGAAAGAAGCCAACCCATAACTGCCGTCAAGGCAATGGATTAACCCGAGTGTGCCTACTCTAGCGTCACCTGACTTTCTGCCCCAACGTTGCAGCTGCTCTGAAAACACCGAATAATCTTTACGCCGCAAACGTCTGTACCACGATCGCTGTGGAGCAGGCATGTCAATACCGTGCCAAGCCTGAACAGCTGTAGCCAAACTCAAGCAATCAGCAGCACCATGCTTTTCAGGTATCGCTCCAAGCCTGTAAGGCAGTCCGATTAACTGGTACGGCTCAATCAAGCGTTGCTGATGCGAGAGCTAACTGGCAACGCTCCAACAACATCTGAGCGGAGCACCTTGTTTGGAACGGTTGCCGTTACAGCGTCAATAGCTGTGCTCAACTGAAGCTGTATCCCCTCAACGCTGTAGCTCATGCCAGATATGACCCAACACTCAGTAGTCAATAGACGATTTTGAACAAAGGTGTCAGGAGCCATCAAGACAGTCATAACCTCAATGCCATAAAAACTTTCAACCGCTTCGTAAGCATTAGCCAGGGTTAGCGCCGTAGCTTCAAAGGTCAAAGTACTTTCAATGTTGTCACCTGCAATACTCTTGGTCGCTCCGTTGTAAACAAATGGCAGGTATGGGTACGACAAGGAATCACGAGTACCAGTAAAACAACTAACAGGATCTTTTTGAGCATCAGGGGTGTACGTCACCTCTGAAGACGTGTTGCTGTTTTGAAACCTGTGGATTTCGTCGTCGTTGCCGTCAAAAATTCTGATAAACGTCGTAATGGCTTCAAGTGTCATATGCCAACCCTGCTGCGAATGCTGCGCTTGTTCACGAGGTCACTGTAAACACCACGTTTGCCCATTTCAGCGCCACGCTTAGCCGCTTGAGCCATTCCCCTCTCAAACTCAGCAGCAGTGACGTAATTGACGTTGTTGATCCGTTCCACGCTGTAAGTCACGTCAATGGAACCACCGCCACCACCCATTTCGCCACCTGCATCACCACCAGAACCATCAGGAATAACAGCAGCGCCACGAGCACCACGGGCATAACGTCCCATGGCTTCATTCATCTTGCTTGCTGGGACGACGTACTCAGATTCGCCGCCTTCACCGATTAATGCGTTAGTTGGGCCAGAAACAAAACCACCTTGGGCAAATCTTTGAGCGGGAAGAATTGTTGCAGGGGCAAAATCGCTAACACTCCCGAAAGAAGGCCCTGAACCAAGGTTAGGGAGCGGACCAGTTGTTAACGTACCAGCCTTGCTTGCCGGAGCAGCAGCAGCACCATTAGCAGCAGCACCAGCACTAGCTGCCGAACCAAACATGTTTAGAGCAATTCCCAAAACTTGCATCTTGATGGCGTGAGCAATCATTTGCGCTGCCATGTCCGCAAAGTGATCTGCCGTGCGGCTAAACAGATTTGCTAACGCCTCTTGAGCAGACATGCTGCCTGCAATTAGACCTTTAAATGATTCGCTAAACGCATCTCCAATCGCTTGTGCAGCAAGAATGACTTGATTTGCAGGGTCGACTAAATCGTTGAGAATGGCTTGAACACGATCCATCTCAGCCTGAATTCGATCTGCAGGTGTCTTAGCAGCATCACGAGCGGCACCTTTAGCTTGTTCAGCTTTGCCCTCTAACTCCAACCTGCGCTCCAACAGCTGGTTTATCTTTGCCTGGATCTTTGCTTCAAGCTCTGAGGTTTCCGCTTTTCCCTTTAGAGCCTCAAGATTAAGAATATGGAAATCAAGCTCATCGCTCTGCTTTTCTTTTAACCTGTCGATTTCCTTGACTTGCTTGTTTATTTGAACTGTCTGTTGAGCAACCGCTGGAATAACACCAGAACGAATTAGCTCGCCATACTCACGCTCAAAAGCCGCTTTGTCTTTAATTGCATCAAGCTGATCTTGAAGAGGTCTTGCAATGTTCTTAGTTCGTTCAAGGCTTCTTTCCGCAAGCTCAAGCGCGTCCCGCTCAAACTTGAGATTTGCCGCCTGAATCTCGCCAAACTCTCTGGCTTTAATTAAATTTTGATCTTCTTGATCGCCATACTTCTCTAGCTCTGCTGTGGCGACCGCGTTTGCTTTTGTCCTCGCAAGCTCACGAGTCAAAATAATCTTTGCTGCCCGTGACTGCTTGCCTTGCAGCCCAAGCAGCTCCTGTTCTGCACTTATTCGACCGCGAACAATCTCAAGTCGTTTTTTGAGGTTAATCGTTGGATCAGCAATCGTTTTTGTATCTGTATCTAACAATGCAAGAAGCTGTGCGCGTGGATCCGTAATCGTTCTTGCTTCTTGCTCGGTAACAGGAGTCCTTTCCTCTACTGCAAACCCACGAGTTCCTCTTCGGAAAGCCCGCCTGCTAAACGTTGTGCCACGCGCTCTAATTTCTTGCTTAGTTAGCTGAACTTCTTCTTTTTTCAGCCTGTTAAGAGCAACAGCAATAGCCTGCCTTTTTTCGTCAAAGCTAAGCCCTTTGGTTTGGAAGAATAACTTTTTGGCCTCTTCATCATTAAAATCTTCAGCAATGCCAAGAATTGCAGCAGAAAATGTAGCTTCGTCTTTAATTCCAGCGATACGATTAAATACAGCTTTTGAGCCAAATAATGCAGCAGCTTTTGTGGTAAGGCCTGGGTCACCAAGAAACTTAAATGCGCCAGCAAGTTCTAATGCTTCTTCTTTAGTAATTTTTAGCTGCTTAGCAAGTCTGTCAATGTCTTCGGCAAAAAGCTTTGTTTCGCTGCCGGCTTGGACAAACGATCTGTTTAATTCTTTAAGTGCATTGTTAAATTTAATTTGCTTGTCAACAGCTTCTCCAAGCGCTGTACCAAGGATTCCCAGTGCAAATCCAAACTGACCGCCAATAGCACCACCAGCCGCACCACCGATGCCGCCTAGTGCCGCTGCTTGCATACTTTGACCGAACAGTGCCGGAAAAGCACCGCCAATCAATCCACCGCCAACCGCTCCACCAAGCTTGCGATTACGAAGACTGCGAGCAATAGGAGAACCTGCAATCCTTCTTCCCCCTTGAATCGCACTAGCAGCAAAACCTGTCCTTGCTGGTTCAGGACCGATTGGTGCGCTGTATTGAGTGGTTGCAATTCCAGGAGGTCGCGCCAATTCTTCATTAACTCGCCTAATAGCTGCAAATAACTCTCGATACTCTGCAGTGCCCCGGTCTACCTGACTAATAACGCCCTGCAGTGTTTCTGAATAATTACGAAGAGCATTGGTTGTATTAGCAGGCTTAAACGCAAGCAAATCTTGAATTGACTGACCTTTCGCAAACTGCGCTCCGGAACGCCCGCCACCTGCTGCCATGTCTCTAAAGGCAGCAGCAGTAGTCTCTGCTTCCTTGTTTAATCGTCTTAACTGAATAATTGAACGAGTAAAATCAGTTTTGACGATGGCACGGGTGAAGTCAGCCCAAGCTCCTGAGCCAAACTTTACGCCTCTCCGGTAAGCATCTAGCTGCTTGCTTTGTTCAGCCAAAGCAGCAGAGCTTTTTCTAACCTGAGCCGAGCCAGTTGCAAAAGCTTTAGCAGAGTCAATAGCTGCTTGTTTGTTTTTTCTTTGCCGTTCAGTATTCTTCTCTAACTGCTTGTTTAACTTTTCTGTACTAGCTCCGGCCTGTTTTAGCTCGCCTTTAAGTTTTTTCTCTATCGCAATCAGCTCTTTTAGCTGATTCGTCAGACGAGTGACACTCTGCGCTTGTACGTTTACGCCAATGTTAATGCCATAATCGGCCATGGCTGAACGCGCAACGACTGCTCAGCCAAGTCTATCGTGCCTATCGCATTTTGGCCCTCTGAACCATCTTCGCTTGGTCTCTAACCTTTTCTTCTTGCTCGTTCTTCAACGAGTAATACGCTGACCAGCTCACCAACTCCTCCTGAGTTAGCTGCTGCGTTAACGCACTAACCGTCATACCAAGCTTCTCGGCAAGAAAAAAAATAAAAAACCAGTCGCTACTCGCTTTTCAAGTCCGCTTTAGCTTCCTCCACTTTGTTTTCCGCGCCAGAAGACAGCATGGCAAGCTGAATGTCTTGAAGCACGCCTGCTTCAACTGAGTTCTTCAGCACTGCCTTCTCGCCGTCCTGAAACAACCGCTTGCCGTCGGCATCTAATGCCTTGCGAATCATCATGCTCAACGCAAAATCATTTGAGTCCTCTGAATCAGCGTTCTTCTGAATTGACTCGCGTTCGGCAATGGTCAAGGGGTGCCAGTAAACCTCCAGCACCACCTCGCCGTTCTGCTCGACTGCGTGCTTGTACAGCTGACTGACACCAAACTTGTTGCGAAGAAGCTCTACAGCTCGCATTGAGGAATTACCCGCTTTCAATAGAATACTACGCTGTTGCCGTAAATTGGCAAGAAATCACCCCAACAAAGTGCGATCTGTCTTCAATGTTTAACGGTGTAGGCCCAACAATGTCCAGCACTCTGGGGTTGCTGCTAAACGTATCGGTATAGCCGCTGGCGTTGACTGAAGTTAGACCGTCAATAACTGACTCGCTAATTGCTGAAAGCACTGCTGTGCCAGCAGACTTGGGTACATAGACATTGCATTGAATCGTTCCAGCGTAGTAATCCTGCGCTGCACCTTGGTTCTGAAGCGTTGACTGCCCAAAGCTAACCGTCATCAAAATGTACTTTTTAGTCTTACCAGGCGTCGTAAATGCCACGTTGTCGTAAACCATCAAAACTGTGTTGTCAGCCGCTGCTACGGCATCAGTAACAACTTTTTCAAAGGCAGCGCGAGCATTTGCAAGAGTCATTGCGCCACCTCGTTGTAGTCAATATAGGTCTTGCCTTTAAATGATCCAAATTTACCAACACCCCCTTTACCCGCAACAGAGATCAACGCTCTACGACGCTCTTTAAAGTTGCGCTTGACCAGTTCTTTCATTTCTGTACTTTGAACAAAACGTTGTATTCTTCCATCTTCTAGCGCCCAAACTGCATATTTGACCTTGTTGCCAATAAAAACACGTCGCTTGTAATTAAACCCCTCATCAGGTGGGTAGAAACGAGGGTCAATCTTGTAATCCTTGTTTTTACGATCAGCACTTTTTTTGCGCTTAATCCCTAGCCAAGGCTGTTCAAGCTCATCAGTAGGCTGAATTTTGTATCTATCCGCCTTCCAGCTTGAAGCGAAGAACCCCGTATAAACAGGACTGCGTTTTTTAGTCGCAAGTTTTCGCATTACTTCACGGGTAAGTTTATTAAAACTTTCCTGCATGTGTGCGTCAAGATCAGGCATAATCTGGTCTATTCCAGCACGTTTGGCCATTAGAACCGCACCAATAAAACGAACAGATACTCTTGCCCGCCCTTGTAACTGCGGACATCAGTAATCTGGGCAGCACGATTGGAACCCGCATACTTAAGACTTACTTCGTCCTCAAAAGTAGGCTGGTTGTCCCCAATCTGATCGGGAGTAATGTATAAACGTGCTTTGCGTTCTTCGCGTCCTTCCTCTTCTTCGGAATCGACAAATTCGATTGGTGCGTCAAAAGAGTAAGACGTGTCTGTCGTAGTTAACGCGCCAGTGCTGGTGTTATACGTTGGCGATACCTTGCGGGTGTAGGTGATTGTCGTGTCAAGAGATTTGCCTAGATCAGCTACAACTGATTTGGCAACGTTTTTGAATAAACTGTCTAGTGCTCCTGGCATCTCAACCCCTCACAGTACGAACTTGATAAGAGCCAGAACCTCCAAGGCAATAAGCACCAAGATAAGACTGCAGCCAAGGGTAAACGTCGAATACGTTATTAACAGTTCCGGTAGCTTGGCTAGAAGTGTTGTACTTGACTTCGAGTTCTCCAAGTTTGACGGCTTCGTATAACCCCGTATCGCCGGTAGTCCCTGTAATCGAGTCCGTGTCATTTGCTAATGCACGCGCCAGCTCATAAGTAGCGTACTTAATGTCTGCTGGGATGGCACTGCAAGTTAACTCAACTCGATCAACGTGATAATTATTGCGAGGCCAGCTCAAAGCTTGGTCTGCATCGCAACGATCACCGTAGAAATTCAATGTGTCGATCCAGCGTGTTGCTGAAATCAATGCACGGTTTTTGTTGTCGTCTTGCTTGTTATCCCACTGCGTTGAGCTTGGGACGGTTTCAAAATACGCATCTGCTTCTGCCAACGTCACAAAGCTGTTGGCTGTTGCGCT